GCAATTTGACCTTTGTTCGTCAAATCCCATCATTCTAACTGCGGTTACGGTTGTGCCATTAGATACCATTCTGTATAACATATTGGTATCTTTCGTACAAATAAACAAGCCTCCGAAGGCTCCACTAGTATTGTTAAATTTTCTTGCTTCTGTTAAATTTTTAGTGACTACGGTATTTACATATGAGTTTTCCCCATATATAGCGTTGCCATTGATTCCTGCATATGTACCTTCGCCAATCCAGGCGAACGATTCATTGCTGGCATCTACTGTTATTGTGGATTCATTGCAGTACATTATGAAACTAGAGCTAGGAGTTCCCGATAAATCAGGAAATCTCTGTTTTATTGTAGTTTCTGATACAAAATGTACGCCATGCCCTAAAGAGGCGGCGTAGTGAGCTTTTGCTTCTGCCATTGTTCTATTCATTGTTATTTATATTGACCTTGTAGACTTCCTTTGCAGCTTTTCTTTCTGCACTTATTATTTTATCTTTTATATCTACTTTGCCGTCCCCATTTAGGTCTTTGCCAGTAAGTATATTCCATAATTTTTTAATCATATTAACCATATAAATATAGAAGTAAGTAATACTCCTTCTCCAAAAGATATCCACATCATTGTATAGTCATCTAGCCCAAGTTTCTCTTGCCAGCCTACTATCCAGTCTCTGTGCCATCCCATAATAATTTGTAATTTTTCCATAATAATATCCCAAAAGGGGAAGAGTCGGGACCTATGAGTTATTTCCGTGTCATGAAATTTATTCATGCATTTACGCTTAGTATTAGGTCACCTACTCTTCAAAAACTCTGAGAATCACCTCCAGTTTAAGTCCATTTACCGAGTGGACACTCAGCCCATCTAATTTTAGTTTTGAGGGGCATAAAACATTTACACACTTTGCAGTTTCTCCAGCGTTTTTCATATTCTGGACATCTCTCGCAGATTTTTATTCTTTCTGCGTGAGGAAGCTTTTTCTTCACTTCAAAGTTTTGGGTAAAAAATTCTTTCTTTGTCTTTGCAAGTTCTTTTTGCGGGCTAGTAATCTTTTGATTCTACTTGCCATTGCAGGTACTTCTTCTGTTACGACTTCTCCTGTATTATCTTCAAAGCCTTCGACTGCTTTAGCCAAAGCTTCTTCCATCTTGCTTGTTTTATTCTTCGCCATTGACATGTTCCATTGCTAGTTCTTCAGTAGCAAACATAAGTAAGACTCCTTTGGAATCTCTAAGTTTCCAAACTCCTCTTACACAATTTAATTCCCATCCTTCAGGTAGTTTATTACCTTTGGCTTTAGGTGATTTTGTTAAATCTTTCTTTTCGTATTTCATTTCCATAATTATTCCTAGTGCATTGTGATCATAGTAACCACTATGCCTGATAAGGTCACAAGTAAGAAACCTGTGAAACCTATTAAGATTGTCTCGATTCTGCCTGTCTGACTATCGATTCTATTAAATCTTGTCGCACTATCATTTTCGATATCTTCAATCTTGTTAAATATTGTTTTCCAACGCTCAGCACAAATAGCTTCATGTTTTGCTAATTCTGACGCTACTTGTTCTACTGAATCCATATATCCCCTTAAATTTCTTGTGGAAATATCCACATCTATAGTGAAAATTATATCAAAATATCAACTTCTTGTCAAGTACTATTTTCGTATGGTATAGATTTTAACTGGTTCCGACTTGCCTTTGACAGTGACTTCGTCAAGAAACTCGTAATCATTTTCACTACCTTTACTGTGCTCAGATATAATTAAGTCTACGTCATATTCTTTACAAGAGGATTCTAGTCTCGCTGCAAGATTTACAGAATCTCCAAGAACACTATAATCAAAACGAGTACTAGAACCAAAGTTACCTACAACACATAGTCCTGTATTAATTCCAGCTCCTGTATGAATTTGGTCAAGTCCTTCTTCTTCAAGTTGTTTATTTAGTTCTGCTAGAGCTTCTCTCATCTCGAGTGCGGCTTTTATTGCGTTCTCTCTATGCCATATATCTTCGATTGGAGCTCCCCAGAAAGCCATAATGCAGTCTCCCATGTATTTATCTATTGTACCACCATGCTTAAGAATTATCTTAGTCTGATTGTCAAGAAAACGATTAATCAGATTCGTAAGTCCTTGTGGATTTTTTTGATATTTTTCTGAAATCGGTGTAAATCCTCGGATATCCGAAAAAAGAAAAGTTAGTTGTTTCGTCGACCCACCCAATCTCAGTAATGATGGGTCTTCCTGTAATTTTTTGACAAGGTCGGGGCTAACATACGTCCCAAATTGTTGTTTGATTCGAAGTTTCTGCAAATACTCTGTAATGAAACTCTTGAAAGTTACAATACTCCAAAACAAAATGGAGATAATTACGACACCGCTAAGGTCAATCAAGTAAGAAGATTTATAAGCTGCCAGGACTCCGTAAATAGAGCCACCGATTACGATAATTATCATAGGTAGTGAGAAATAAACGCTTCTTGAAGCTAATAAAATCAGCAGTAGAGCCAAAACTGCAGCTCCCAGCTCTACTGTGACATTCCATGTCGGGATGGATGGTGATGTACCTTCAATAAGGTTATGTAATAGGTTAGCTTGTAACTCGTGAGGCATCATTGCACCTGCTGGAGTCGCTACTGGGTTGACAATTCCTTCTGCGGTAACACCAATGATGATAAATGGAGCATTAATTGGTGCTTCCATAAACTCTGATGCGGATTGTCTATAAAAATTAGTATTCCATTTAAGAAATATGCGTGAATAGGGGTCAGTTGTTATAGTTGGGTAGTTTGGTATTCTTACTGATTCGATTCCTGAGACTCCAGTACGTAATTGATACGATGGATCTCCAACTCCCACGCGTAAAAGTTCTAAAGCGAAGGATGGATATAGCTTATCTTGGACATTTACAACAAGAGGGACTCTTCTTGTGACTCCATCGAGCTCAGGGGTTGCTGTAACGATACCTGCGCCGGAACGAGTTAGTGATAAATTTCTCTCAGTACGTATTATGCCAGGATATTTAAACAACCATGGTGTAGGATCCTCTCCTAATTGTGCAGTTCCTACATGAGGACCGCCTTTCTCTGATTGTAAAGAGACTGCTGAAGCTAGAACAGTAGGTATATCGCTCATAGCAGAGGCCAGTTTGAAATCATTGGCTGGATTACGCAAGTCTGGGTCTGGCATCAACACTGTGATACCAGGCACAGCACTTGTTCTTTCTATAATAGATGCGTATAAGTCTCTCGGTAATGGATAACCTCCGTATGCTTCTACGATTTCTTCATCTAAGTCTACTATAAGAATATTCTCATTTTGTACTGGCTCACCAGATGTTATGAGATAGTCAAATACTTTTAGTTCTAGTATTTGTAAAGGGCTAGGATTCCATATAAGGAGTCCTAAGAAAATGGACATAAGTCCTAAGTTGAATAATTTGTTCATCCTAAAAATATATTGATAGTTGCGAAAGATAGTAACATAAATCCAAATACACATACTTGGACTATTGACATCCAAAAGATTTGTTTCATAGGATGTATATCTACTATTTTTTCTAGCATGCTTTCGCTAGGTGATAAGTTTACGACTTGTAAAAGTTTTTCTTGTTTCATTGTTGTGTGATTGTTATTGTTTTTGTACATTCTGACGTACAGTTAAAAGTTGCAGTGTAAGATTGATTCGTAGCACCAGACTGTGTTACGTCTACCTCATACCCAGTTGTATAGAATTGCATATTTGCTACGTGAGCTCCTGCTCCATATTGTGTTAAGTCTACTTCATTATCAGAGTTGTAAAAGAATATGTCTGCATCTTTATTGCCAGTACCATATTGAGTTACCTTAGCCGTGTTATTGTGCGCACCACCATTTCCATAAATATAAGAATTATGTTGGCCAGTCCCATACTGATTAACAGTGATATCAGAATCATCACCGAAAAAGAATATTTTGCTATATTTATTATTTCCTGTTTGAGTAGTTGAATAGACATTGTCGTCTCCTGAGCCTAAGGCTTCGGCATGATTGTCATTACCTGTTTGAGTAATAGTTACCGTATTATCGTCTTCGTCTTGGTCAATATAGGCATAGTTATCATTTCCGTCTATCGTTATAGTAGAGGAGTTTCCTATATTGTTTGACCATACAGTATACATTTTAACAGTATTACTATTACCTTCTACAGTACTGCTCCATACGGCATTTGTACAACTATGGGAACTATAAGAGGCTCCAGTTATCGTACCTCCTGAGTTTGCACCACAGAGAATGTAAGTAGTATTACCATTACCTATTTGCTTAGTAGTAATTTGATTATTTGTTCCTTTTGTAATAATCGTAGTAGAGTTATCCCCAGCAAAGCTAAGGGGACTGATTAATAATAATAACGTTATCACCCGCACCATTGATATTCACCTCCAATATTACTCCTGCGTTGTTTATATATAAATAAGTACCTGCGTTTATATCGATACCTATATCGTAGTTGTTCTGTCCTTCGTGAACAAAGTAAATCATTCCTTCTTCCACAAAAGTGTATGTTTGGTATACGGGGTCAAAGCCTCCTATTATACCTTCGAGTTCTACTCCATTTAATTCTGAAGTTTGGTTTTTCTTTTTGCTTGTAGTTTCTACAAGTGCTAATAAGTCTACCAGAAACTCTACACTTAGTAAATCGATGTCTAATCTTGTAACTTCCTTATCTTCATTGTCACATTCCTCTACTAGAGCATCACAGTTTAAATCTGGTGCATCTTCAAAGAAGTCTTTGTCTAAGTCTGCAGTTGGTGATGTACCTGCTTGTTGTTCTTCTACTGCTTGTTCGACTTCTTCGGGTCTTTGAACAATTAACATATTGTCAATCATTCCAAGTGTTAAGTTTCCTAAGGTTACAGCTTGTGTGGGTGGTTGTTCCCATGCTGAAACCATTGTTGCTTGAAAAGCTTCGTTGAGTATCTCTACTCCTGCTGCAGTTGTTACTGTTATCTCTCCTGATGAGTCTCCATTNTCATCTGGTAGTAGTATAACTAAACTTCTGCCTAATTCGTCTACAGTTGTTGTAAAATCTGTACCACGAATACCTATTTTAGCTGTTGGAGTATTGATTGTTATATTTTCTTTATCAATTTTTCCAAAAGCTCCCGAAATAAATCGAGCTGTTCCAGATGCCATGTTAAGAGCCATTTTACTCTTGCTTGGGTCTGGGTCAAAGATATACTCATCTATGATTAACTTTGAATGTTCTGTAAGTTTTACAATAGAAGAGTCTAAAAATTCAATTGCAAGTCTACCATTTCCAGTTCTTACATCATCAAAAGAAAAGATATCTGAATCTATTTCAGCAGTGAAAGAGTCATTAGAGTTTACTCTAGTAATCTCCCCATTACCTCGTAGTTCAGATATCTCTCCGATCTCTGTCGAAAAGGCTGGAATACTAAATAGTATTAACAGCCAGACGCGCATTGGTCTACATTAATAGTACCGTTTGATGTAGTAGATACTATGTTAGCAACGTTTGTACTTGCAGTATCAGTTTGGTCAATAGTTACAGTATTAGAACTTCCAGTCAAAGTAGCTGTGATTTCATGGTCAGCAGAACCTGTCTGTAATGTAGTAATAGTATTACTGTTTCCACTAATAGTCCAAGCATTTATACAACCCACAACTTCACAAGTACTTGTTACGGCATTTGAAGTTCCTGTTATAGTAAAGTCAGTATTGGCTCCAGTAGCTGTTGCTGCAGCACCTTGAGTCCAAGTAAGAGTATTACTGTCACCAATTGTGATATAATCAAAATCAGAGTTAGCAATGTCTCCCGTAGCTCCACCTGCTAAAGTAGCAGTGTTACTATCTCCTGTCACACTATAAGTCCAACTAGATGAGTTGCCTTGAAGTAGTGAAGCCAAAAAGGTGTTAGTATCACCAATCTGGTCTATATCTACTGTCATTGAAGTACCTGACAAAGTTGCTCTATTGTCGGTTTTACCAATTGTATTGGTGGCACCTATTTGGTCAATAGTCAAGGTAAGTCCTGTACCTGTTTGAGTAATATATAAATCATTATTACCCGCAAACGCTGTAAAAGATAGACATATCGCGAATAGTCCAATTATCTTTTTCATTCTTTCTCTCCCAGGCTTGAGTAATTAAAATCCCAAACCTCTTTTTCGAGCCCCTGTACAACTAAGCCATATACAGCTGCTTCTATTGCAGCTCTTACAGCTTGGCCGACAGCCTCGTTCTCTGTACTACCGCTTTCGATTTCCACGAGTTCTGTACCAAGTTCTATGAACCTGAATACGTCGCCTCCACCTCCAGTCGATAGTATAGTTTTTGTGGTTGTAACATTCAACAAGACTTCCCCTGTCTGAACTAATACAGCTCTTAATGTTACTGTAACGACATCTTCACGATATTGATTCTTCATACCGATACCTAAGTATCGAGCACCGTTACCACCAGTTCTTACGTTAGTATCATAACTAACGATACCACCCTCTATAATCATTCCTGCATATAGTAGTGGTTTTAAAATTGTTTTTCCATCTGCCCCTTTGTTGTATGCTTCAAAAGTACTTCTTACAAGTTGTCTTTCTTTTGTCAAAGCATCAAGTCCTGTTCTTTCTACAACAACAAACCAGTTTCCTTTTCCTGCATCTCTTAAAGCTTCAATCAGAATATGATGAGCTCCCTGAGTTACAGCAGTACTAAAACTCGCTATGTTATCTCCACCTTTTCTCTGACCTGAATTATCTCCAAAGTTATATACTGCTACGACAGTCTTTTGATTCGGGTAAGGTAAATTAAGTAATTGCTGAGTAGCACTTGGCTGTATTACGGGGCCTGTCTTACATACCATTTTATTCGTACCTGCTTTTGCAACTCCAGTTACTACATCTTTTCCAAAGCCTTCTTCGAATCTATAGCAGTTATCCTGTTGAACTCCAAATGAAGCACATCCAGTAAGTAGTAATACACTAACCAGTCGCGCAATCACTAAAACATCCTCCAAAGCTTCCTACAGGTATTTCGATAGTTGTTGTTGAGATTAATACACCGTCTAACCATTCTTCGACTACGAGAGTTATTGAAACCCCGTTGTTCGTCCAGATTATTCTATTACCTTCTAACCAGATTTCTCCAGTTACAGGGTTTTCCAATGTGCCAGGATTTGTGTAATCAAAAAGAGATTCTGATATGTCTTTTGCAAGTGTAGAGTATATTCTTGACTCTAAATTACGAAGAAACTTTGCAAGAGTAGTGTTCTCAGCTTCTCTTTGAGCTTCATCTAAAGCATC